TACTGGATCTGAAACGCAGTATCTGACATTGTGGTCTCCGATCAAATGTTGGAAATCGACATTCGCCCGGGGTATCCCTACGGCATCACACGGGGTGTCCTCTCGCGAGGGGCCGCGCTCTGTTTTCAGGCGCCAGCGTACTGTCTAGCTTTGCTGCCTCCTACGTCATCCTCCCTGTGCTCTTTCGAGGGTTCCAGGGCTCATGCTGCAGACTTCACGTTGCCGTTCGCGTCGATCAGTCCACCCTTCAACAGGCTGTCGAGCAGCATCTGGTAGCGCTGCTGTTTCCCGTTGTCGCGGCGGAATTCCGACGTGCCGACCAACTTCTTCATCTCCAGGTACTCCGAGAGCGCGTTCGATCCCGGGACCGTCTCCCCGCTCGGGGTAAGAATGCCCAGAGGATTACGCTCGCGCGCGATGTCCACGAGGAACTTCAGCACCTCCACGCTCGATCCGATTGGCGTGCCGTCGGACAGGCGACCGAAGAGGAGCTTCTCCTTGATGCCCTCGGGGAGCATGTTCGTGAGCAGGTTGATGTTGCCCCGATACTCCGTGCCCCACTCGGCGCGCAGCGCGTCCTCGGCGTTCTTGCGGATCTCGTTCTCCTGGTAGGCCTTGAGTGCGGTCTTCACTTGCTCCGGCGTCATGTGCGCGCCGTGGGCGGAAGCGAGGAACTTGTCGATCATCGGTTTTTCGGCCGCGTCGATGTCAAGGCCTGTCAGGTCGTACTTCTCCGGCGCATCGGGAATGCCGTGTGCATCGCGATAGGCCGCGATCTCTTCTGGTTTCGCATTCGCATCGAGCGCCGGTTTCAACTCTCCTGCGGCGATACGGTTCTGTGCGGCGAAGAGCGCGTCGGCGAGCGCCTGCGGAGACTGGTAGCGCGCGAGGCGCTGCATCTTCTTCTCATCGCCCGCAGCTGCCCTGTTGCGCCAGTCGGTCGGCCAATCCGCAGGCGCGACCTGGGTCTGCTTCCCGTCGTCGCCAGCACCAACGATCGGCGGCTTCGTCTCGCCGACGGTCGTGGTTGCCTGATCTCCTGTTGCCGCTGTCGTCTCGACCGCTTCGGTCGTCGTTGTCGTGTCAGCTTCAGCCATTTCTCTCTCTCTGCATCAGTCGCGATTTGTTCAGGTGTAGCAGCTTGACCACTTGCTGCCCGACGAAGGCGCGCCCCAGCGCGAACGACGTATCGCGATCACTGGGGTAGTAGTGAAATTCGTACACGCCAGCGCATTTCGTAATGAGCCAGTCGAGCGCTCGCTTCTGCTGCTCTGGAGTTGCCTCGCCCTCATGCAGCGCCTGAAACGCAGCGACATCCGCGATGTCGTACTCAGGAGGCAGGTACGATGCGATCGGCTTTTTTCGAGGAGGGCGTTCACTCACGCAGCCACCTGTTCAACGGGTGCGCCACCACCACCGGTCGGATTGACCGGCGGCACGGGCGCATTCCCGAGGTTCTTGGTGATGTTCGAGGCTTGCTCCATGCTCGCGAGCATCTGCTGGGCAGCCAACTCCTCGGCCTGCTTGCGGGCGAGCGCCTCGACCTCTTCTTCGCTGCGCTGCCACTCGGCCGGCACCTGGATGCCGCTCAAGGCATCGCGCAACGCTTTCTTCGCATCGAAGATGCCAACAGAGGATGCGTCTAGCGCGGCCGCAGCCGCCAATAGCTGCTGCGCCTCGATGAGCTTGTGCCCCTTCTGCTGATCGATCGCGTCGTGTAGAGGCGACTCGAAGCGGAACTCGATCTCGGCACCTCGCAGGGTCTTAGGCCAGGAGCGAGGATCACCAAACGCCCCGTTTCTCCAGAGCAGCTCAAACGAGTCTTCGCAGAGGGCGGCATTGTATTCGGCCTCCATCGGCTCGAAGATGGGGAGCGCATTGCGGATGTACTCCTGCACGCGCTGCCCAACCTCGTAAGCGGTCATCTCCGGCGCCCGCTCCGGCATCGAGAGCTTGTTCAGATAGAACGCCTCGCGGATGAGCAGGCGCACCTCCTGGTTCATCGCGACCCCGTACTGCATGCCACGGAAGTCCTGCGTGAGCGGGCGCAGCGCCTCGCCCAGTTTCTCGTCGTACTCCTGATCGACCCAGGTGATGCCGCCAGCATAGGTCTGCACGTCCGAGCGCACCGCGTCCTGCGTTGCGATGAGCGGCGGATTGGTCGCCTTCTCGCTCGCCTCCAGCAGCGTGAAGGTCATCGCCTGGATCAGTCGAGCATCTGGCAATGCAGCCACCGTCGCTGGGCTATACGAATACTGCGAGCCGGAGACGGTCTGCCAGCGCGGGATGATGTAGTAGCCGGTCCAGTGCGCGTCCTCGCGCATGATGTTGTCGTTGGCCGGGTCGTACCAGATCGCCATGTACGGTTGCTTGCGCTTCGGCCCATCGTAGATCTCGGTGGGCACGACCATGTGCCACACCTCGTGCTCCGCGAACGGGTCGCGGGCGTGCATGTCTTCCAGGTGCCGGTGGATCTTCGCGCCGAAGATGCGCTTCAGCTGGTGAACGGTCGCCTTCCACTTCCTGAACTTGGTCTCGATCTTGCCGGCTTCGTTTTCCTGCCAGCACATGTCCTTCAGGTGCCAGCAGCGGTAGAGAAGGTGCGAGCCGACGCTGGAGTGGTGATTAAGCTCGACCGAGAGCGCGGTCTGGCCGAAGGCGGCGAAGTCGTGGTCGGCCTCCTTGGTCGCGCGTGTGAACTGGCACACGGGGTCGTACATCGCGCGGCGCTGCGTCTCCTCGAACGCCTCCAGCCAGCGCTTGGTCTCGACGTCCTCGTCGTCTTCCTCGAAGCGGCGCACCGTGTGAAACCACTGGCGCGCGGTCGGGCGCAGCATCACGCCCAGCTGATTGCCGAGGTCGCGCCTGCAGAGCATCGGGTAGCTCGTGTGCAGGTTTGCGGCGAAGTCGTTCCCGAGCGAGCGCGACACCGTGAAGATCGCGCGCTCCGGGTAGAAGTGGTCCGCGATCTCCTGGTGCAGCGTGTCGAGCGAGGTCTTCTTCGTGAAGAGCGACTGCCCAAGCTGATGGAGTTCCTTGGCGTTCATGCGCCCAGCTTGTCGCTTCCGCCCGTGAGAACCGTGTCGGCCGCGCTCATGCGCTGCGCATCGAACATCGCAGCCTTGCGCCGCGCCTGCGCCTTCTGCGCCATCGGATCCGGCATCGCAACCGGCGGGGTCACGGTGGGGATCGGAGCGGCAGCGGGGGCGGATGACTTCTTGCCGCCGAAGATGCCGCCGACAACGGCAGAGGCGACGCTGCCGACCAGGGAGGGGATCAGTGCTTCCATTGCAAACTCCTTTCCCAGACGCGCTCGGCGAGGTGATAGCCGCGCATGCGGATCCACCGGTCGTAGCGCTCGTTGCGGCTGCCGAGCGAGAGCATCACCGCACCCATCATGCGAAGTTCGTCTTCGATGTGGGCGAGAAAATTCGCGGCGTGACCCGAGGAGCGCGCGTGCTTCTTGATGAAGATCGTCTCGATCGTCGCCACCAGATCGTCCGCGCGATGCGGGTGCGCGATGATGTACACGAGCGCGTAGCCGACGAGCACGCCGTCCTGGCGCGAGGTGAACACGCGCAACTGCCCAGACTCCTGCAGGGCGACATAGAAGCCGAAATTCGGGTTGAGTCGCGACATCGGATAGTCGCGCGCCACGCTCTCCCAGTTCTCCTGCACGAGCGGCTCGATCTCCGGGATGAGCGTCTGCGCGGCCTCGATCGAGAAGGCGAACTCAGTGTGCATAGCGCCTCGCCGAGAGCGGCTGCACGCGCGAGCCGATGACCTGTGGCCGGTGCCTCCCGCCCTGCTTGTAGCCGCGTGTCTCGATCCATTCGAGCGCGTTGGTCACCTCGCGCGGCCCCTCGAACCATGCCATGACGACTGCATCACCGAAGTCGGTGGAACGGCCGAGGCGCTCACAGACGTCTTCCTTGCTCTCGATCTTGATGCCGCCCGCGAGCGGCTCGAAGGTCGGCGCGGTGAGGTCTGCCATGAGCCGAGGGTGCAGCGGCAGTGCGATCGGAGAGCCCCCAGGCTGCCCCGGATCGAGCGCCTCACGGAAGAGCCAGTAGGCCGCGCTTCGCTTGTTGTAGAATTTGAGTTTCCCCTCGCGCGAGCGCCGAGGGGTTGCTTCCGCGCCCTTGTAGCCGCGCACGTCGATCTCGTTTTCCTTGAGCCTCTCGAAGAGCGGGCCGCCGTAGCCGCCGCCCAGATCCACGACGACGAGCGCGCTATCCTTGCGGTAGCTCACGACCTGTCCCGCACACCACGCGCCCGCACGGTCCATCGGGATCGACTTCGCGGGGATCTCGATGAGGTTGTCGTACCACCCGTCCCAGCGCGGTGCGAGCACCATCGGGTCGCTGCCGCCGCCCGAGGCGTCCACGCCGATCGCACACTGCGGCACGCCGGCCGGCGGGTTCGGCGCCCAGCGCGCGTTCGCAGCCTCCACCCATGCTGTCGGGATGACCTGATTAGGCGCGTCCTCCCAGGTCGTGCGAAACCCGCCCATGAGGATGTCACGCACTGGCGCCGGGAGATTGTCCAGTTCCCTGGAGTAGCCCGAGGCGACGTAATAGGGGTTGTCGCTGACGCTCGCGGGGATGTAGGTGTAGGACTTCGGGTAGCGCAGCTTCCCCTTAAAGTCGATCGGCTCGGGACCATCGACCCAGATGTATTCCCCGTCCTCGTCACCTGAGACACACCAGCGCAGCTCCCCGGGCTTCGCGGGTTCCGGGTACTGCGGGTCGAGCCAAGGCGCGAACATCTTGTGCACCCACAGGCCTTCGGCCGTCAGCGGCGGGTTGGTGGCAAACACGGTGCGCGTGCGCTGCCCCGGTCTCGCGGTACGCACCCACCCCATCAGGAAGCGCACCTGAGACTCGGCGAAGTGCGTAGCCTCGTCGATACCGAGGAAGTCTCGCCCGTCGCCCATGGTCTTTTGCTCGTCGCCGATGCGCTGGGCGGCACGAAACGAGATCTGGGCGTCTTGACCCAGGCGCAGCACAGGGGGCGGTGATCCGTTGAACCCCAGGCGCCCCCCGTTGATCTTCAGGGCGTCACGCACGATGCGATCGAGATCCGCATACTGTCTGCGGAAGATCATCGTCTCGCAGTGCTCATTGAAGGCAAGGCCCAGGAGGAGCTGCGTCTTGCCGCCTCCAGGCTCGCCGCCATACAGAAGCACATCGGCCTCGCTGAAATAGGCCTCGGTCTGCGGCCCCGGGTTTGGCCGCCAACGCTTGCCGGAGATCATCGCATCGACCGACGCGCGCATCTTCGCGCGCTCGGGCTCGGGAACCCGATTCAGTCTCTCGATGAAATCGTCAAGCGCGGCGGTCATGGGAGCTGGCCGAACCTCACGTTAGGGTCGCTGGGAGCGGCTATGATGGGCATGCCGTCGGCCCCGTTGCCTTTGATGCTGTAGCTCGCCGAGGCGGCGACGGCACCAAGCTGTTCCGGTGTCGGTGCGATCGGCACCACCGCCGCCGGCTGCAGCGCGACGAACGCCCCGATCTCCGGCGGCTCCAGGTACTCACCCTTGTCGGCCCAGGTCTGGAAGCAGTAGTTGAGATCGTCGAGCGCGCCTTTGAGGAAGTTCATCTCGGTCATCTTCTGCTCGAACACTTGCTGGGCAGCCATGAGGCGCTGCTCCAGCTCGGCCTTGCGCGCACGCATCTTCACGAACGAGTGCGTCTGCTCGTCGAACCCGTAGGCAAAGCGCGGCGTGAAGAGGTCCGAGGTGTGCGGCACGCCGACCTCGATCCCCTGCTGGCGCGCGATGTGGGCGAAGAAGTGAAGTCCCGCGCGCTGCGCCTCGTACTCCTCGTTGGCCGCCATGTCCACACCCCAC